TTGCGGCTTGCCTCCATAGGATCATCAAGCGACACGCCGTATTGGTTCATAGCGGTTGTAAGAACCGTAGCGGCAGCCGTAGCATCACCGCCCATCGTCTTGCTCAATATGGCGATATTGTCGCCCATCGCACGCAAGGCGGCAGGATATTTCGCAAGCTCTGGCGAGAGCTGCGAAAGCAGCAATTTGTAAGACTCAACAGATTGCGCCGCAGAACCACCAAAAGCAATTGCTGTGGCACGGGCATTTTCCGTAATGGTTTCTAACTCCCTACCCGCTACACCAGCAATTGCCGAGAGGTCGGCAATCTGTGCGTTAAGTTCTGCGCCAGGACGCATCATATCCTGTACGCTCTGTGCTGCACTATCAATATACTGTGTAAACTGATTTAGTGCAAGCAACTTACCCTCGAAAGAATCCCACATCGAATTGGTGGCGGCAATACTCTGATTGAGTCTGCCGACACCCTCTGCAATTTCGGTAACTACCGCTTGGCAGTTGCCCGATATGTTAAAGGCGTAGTTGAAATTGTAGTTACTCATTCGATGGAGACAATAGTTTGTATAGAATCTTTGAGAGGTTTACAAGGCGTGATCGTTCAAGCCAACACGCTTGCTGAAACATCATCGCCCACTCCTCCTCCGAAAGGGTTGCAGGGTCGATGTGAAAGTTTGCCCTAATTAAGGCGCACCCTTTGGCAATGTATTGTTCCTCGTCTTTGTCCGAGAGTTGGTACGCCTCTACAAGTTTTTTAGGCTATGCACACATCTACCGAACATCGAGCCGAGAACAGCCATTGCGTCCATCTTGTAGATGGCATCGCTTTTCAACATAGGCGACCCACCAAGCCAACAATTGTCGAATATCACCTCTGACGCTTTGACCTCATTGTTCTTGCTCACGGCATTTACTGCCTGCATAGTAGCCATATCGGGGCGGTGGAAATATCCGATGTGGCATTCGGCGGTATCAACATCCTCGACACGAACCTCGGCAACTCGTCCGTATTGGTTCTTCCACGCCTGAATCTGCTCAGCAGTAACACCGCCGTTAATCTCTGTAATCTTCTGCTCCTTGTTATTCATAATGCTCTTAAAAATGTGTAGAGGCGGGCGAGCCCGCCCCTACGGTTAAACTTTTGGGTTGATTGGTTACTTTGTGCCGCCGAACTCAATGTGCGAGGGTACAAGTTCGAGTTCTACGCCGATAGACATATCGCCCTCCTTGACATCGCGCTTATTCTCCGTGAACTGACAGTTACGGATTTTGTCCGTATGGATAATGCCACTATCGGGCATATAGGTTACGGTAATATCGAAAGGCGCAATATCCTGCAATCGGCGGTTGATGCTTTGGCTCTGAATGGCGAGTACCTCGCTGGCAAGCAGAGTAATCTTTGCCGTAGGCGTGATACGCCCCTTTCCACGAGCCACAGGATAACGCCCTGCACCGTAGATGTTCGACACATCCTGCTTATCGCCATACGAAATCGCTTGAATACCTGTTACAGGCACACCGTTAATTGCGAGAACAACACTTGCCCAATCATACTCCACGCCGTTAATCAACGGCACACCATTTGATGCAATGTTCATTGTGCTTTGGTTTTATAGGTTAGACACTCGTTGTGTAGCCGATCTTGATGTTGAGCTTACGCATCACACCCACACCGACCTGCTTAATCACCATCTCGACACACGAGGTGGAGAGGATGTTCTGGTCGGGGTCAATCTCGACAACATAGCCGCTCAACTCGCCCGCCTTTTCCATATCTTCGAGAGCCTTGCCAGCGGTCAGCTGCAAGTCCTCTACGACATACGCCTCCAACTTACCAGTCGAGGCATCGACTTTCATAGGTCTGCCGAGTTTAGGCAGTACATAGGTACGCACATTGCGGCACGCCTTATCCATCGTGCGGACGCTCTCGATGTACGCATAATCCGAGGTGGCATCGTCCATCGTGTGGCTGTCGTTGAAATATGCACCAACCAAACCGCTATACTCCACAAAGAAGATGTAACGGGCTGCATCGAGGCTCTCAATAACAGCCGTGTCGAGGTCGCGCAGTAGCGTGCCATCGCCAAAGGCGGGCAGAGCAATGCCTGTGGGGAACTTCTCCACCCACGCAATACTCTCGTGTACTGCGGCAGCCGACACAATACCCAACCACTCGCCGATAGCTGTTACCGAAGATTTGGCGGTGGCGTTCTTCACATCTTTGTAGAGGTCGGCAGCAGTGCCTGCACCGTCCTGACCGATGATTACCGACACACCGTTCTTGTTGGCACCTGCGAGGTTGGTAGGCAAACCGCTGACTGCCGCAATCTTCGGTGCGTAGCCAATAGAGAGGGGTTTGTCCTGTGCTTCGAGGGTTGTACGGATAGCCTGCAATGCGATAAGGTTGGCAGGGTCGAGTGCGGTAGCACCGTCCCACACGCCAATCTGTCGGAGTTTGCCGCCCGCATAGTTCTGCATCGTCTTGATTTCCGAAAAGGTCGGAGTACCGTTGGGCTTATAAATGCCGACATAGAGGCTGATTGCGGGGTTGCGGTTAAAGATTGAGCGCAACTGGTAGTACAACACTCGAATATCCCAATCCGCATCAGCGTCAGAGGTAATGCCTAACTTTTCAGCCGTTTCGATGCTCGAAATAGCCTTAATGCGGTCTGTCTCTGCAAAACCGCTCGGCAACTTGCTGCTGTAAAACAGCAAACCCGAAATGTGGTCTTCGCCCGCAAGTGAGCGGGGAATGTTGCCATTGGTGCGTTCAATCTTTACACTCTGCATTGCTGTTACTCGTTATCGGGGTTATCGTTGTCCTCGCCCTCTCCGTTGTCCTCGGTAGGGTTATCGTTATCGCCCTCGCCGTCCTTTACAGGCGCAGGTGCGGGCTTCTCCTCCTTAACAGGCGTTGCTGCCAAGTCGGAACGCTTAACCGTTGCTACCGCCTTGTCTTTGAGGGTGCGGGCGTGGTTGTTGGCATCGCTCTTTGTGTAGAATGCCGTGCCGTCAGAGGTGATATGCACCTCGTCCAGCGTCTTCTGCGAAGCAAACAAGCCCTGTGCAATCTTGTGCGCTGCCGACATCTGTACGGTCTTGGGCTTTGCTGCTGCCGCAGCTGTTTTATTGTTTCTTGCCATTGTCGTAATGGTTAAATGATTGTTAAATAGCGTTTAAGTAGTCGCCAAGCGACCCATAAAAGGAGTGCTACAAGTGCTGCAATACCGATATAGCACAGTGTTCGTTGTAGCCAAGTCATACCATAGCGTTGCTCCTCCTCGATATGCGTGTCCGTCTCAACGGCTGTGTCAGTTACGGCTTGCACCTCCTGCTGCTGCTCGATGTTTTGCTCCGAGCGGCTCTGCACATCGTTTGTCTCGGAGGCTTGCTCCTTGACCTTTGATGCGGTGCGCCGATGTTCCGTTGTGCGTGATTTTAGCGGCGGCTCTCCCGTGAGCGTATCGGCGGGCTGTGAGGTGTCGAACACCTCCGTTACAGTCTCCACCTCCTCGTCTTTGTCGAGGGTTCTATCCAACACCCGTATCAGATGCTGCGCCATCGTGTCCGCTCGCATTGCCGTCAGACTCTCCGACATCTGCTCCTGCGAGCGTTGGAGGAGGTCTATCCTCTCCGACAGCTCCGTCATCGTCTTTTGAGCGTTTCGGCAACTCGCGCAGCCCGTAAAGAACAGGGCACTCGTCGTGATGCTCGCAACGATTAGCAGCGTCGATAGCCTTGCGCAAACGCGCCATTTCTCGCTTTGTCGAGCCGAACTCTTTTCTCGTAGCATTTAGTTCCTCTTTTGTTGTTCCTAACTCCTTACGCACGGAGGAGAGTTCCTCGCGTAGCGGTTTGAGAATATCGTCGATAAGTACTCGTGTTGCGTGTTCGGCGTTGTCAATTCGCACTGTCTCCGCCTCCGCCTTTGCCTTTTCCGCCTCTGCCCTTGCTTTCTCTGCTTTGGCGTTAGCCTCACGAACGGTTGCGCGGAGGGTTAGAACGGCAATGAGCAAACCTACAAGACCGCCACCCAGCACGAAATTGAGTATTTCGCTGAACTGCATTCGTCTATTGTTTTATACCTATCTCTTTGAGCCACGCAGCAACATTGAACGATGGGCAGGCTTTCGCTGCCAAATCGCAATGCCCTACGATACGGACTTTCGGGTGTCGGCGGTGAAAATCCAAAACATAGGCTTTGAGCGCATCGCGCTGTGCCTGTGTTCGGGTGTCTTTGGGCTTCATCTTCTTGTCGCAGCCACCTACATACACGATGTGTCGGCTTACGGCATTATAGCCCTTGGCACCGTTGGTTATCTCCCAACCATCTACCCAAGCGTCCTCGTTATTCTCGACAAGCCGCTCAACACTACCGTCAAGGTGGAACATATCGGTATAGCCGACCTGTTTCCAACCTCTGCCGCCCTCCGACGCAGGAGCGGTATGCCACACCCTAATATCCGCAGAGGACACCTCCCGACCCTCGGGCGTGGCAGTACAGTGAATAACAAGTTGTCGAAGCTCCTTTTTCATTCGTTACTACGCCGAGGCACTAATGATTGCACCGAGAGCCTCCTCTTTGAGCGGCATACAGATCGAGCGCAACTCAAAGTTCATAAGGTTGCGGTGGTACAAAGGATCGTTCTTCGCTTCCGAGGCGTAAGTGGTTACGGAACCACTTGCACGCATCACGCGCGAGGTATGGAACGCTACCGATGCCTGGGACATCTGTGCAGTAGGAACTACGCCGAATGCCTGCTTTGCCTTGCTCGAGACAAGGTAGTAAGGAGCATCGCTGTACTCATACACCTCGAAGCCGTAGAGGTTTGCCACCTTGCCCGTCTGATAGTTGTAATACTGCTCGGCGAACTTCTGATCCAGCGTGAGCAAGTCCGAAATATGGTCAGGGCAAAGCACCAAGACACGACCCGTTGTAGGCACTTTCATCTTGTCAAACTTCTTCTTCAAGGCGATAATATCCTCACGAGTGAGAGCCTTGCGACCATCTACCGCAGCACCCGATGTGAGCAGCACGGGCGTTTTGTCGCCATCGCCCGCAGGCGCAATGGCGTGCAATGCCTTGGCGTAACGCTTCTCGTTGATTGCCTCCTTGTGTCGCTCGATAACCGATGCCATCTTGTCGTAAGAGATAGCATACAACTCATCGTTGGTTACAGAGGTTGCCTCGGTTGAGTATTTATCCAAACTAATAGCCTTATCCGCATCCTCTAAACTCTTCACATCAAGCGGATAGGTAGTGTTATTGACCAGCACATTAGGGTCGCCACCGAGATTGACAAAGTGAATAACATCATTCTCGACATACTGATCGTAGGTTCGGATACGGTTGTACCAGCCGAGCGACTCCGCTGCGTTGCGGAATGCCTTGGTCATCTCACCCGTCCACACCTCGGTATAAACTCCTGCGAACAGACTGCCCGCAGGCATCACGCCGCCAACCAAAGACGACACGACGGAAACACCGTTGAGTACGGCTGCACCAGCGAGAGGGTCAAACCCGCACACCGAGGCAATGCCCGCGCCCATTGCAGAGTTGAAAGCAACACTGCCAATAAGTCCCATAAGGACAAAAAGAATCTTTTTCATTCGTTGTAATGCTTGTGTTTGTTGTGTGTTACTGAATATCGGGAGCAAATCCGAAATGCTCCTTGAACAGACGGATATACTCCTCACGGTTCTCCTTACGGAGAGTCTCCAACTGCTCGCTTGTGCAGTTCTCCCATTTGAGGTTGGTCTGCTGATTAGCGGGCTTGATTACATCGGTAGGCTTCTGTGCAGGAGTAAACAACGACAGCGTGGTGCGGAGGTTTTCAATGCCCGACTTTTTGCCGAGGGTAATGAAATGCTCCTTTTTGTCTGCCGTGATACGCTTCTCTGCGACAGCCGCATCTACCGCATCGGTAATGCGCGCAAGGTTGAGCGCGGCGTTCTGCTCCTGCAAACCCTTGATGGCTGCAACAGCATCATCCTCGGTGGCAGTGGCTGCCAAGCCGAGCAACTCTAAAATTTTGTTCATCTGAAATGTGTTTTGAATGTTTGAATTGCCCGCGCCCTCCTCGTCGGCAGAGGTCGGGGTGTTTGATTTGAGTAGTGGCAAATGCTCGCACTCCTCGCCCTGTGCGAGGGTCAGCAACTTGCCGTTTTGATATAGTCGCACTGCCTGTAAGGCGTCATCGTTAGCACCAATATCGACAACCGACACCTCGGTAAGCTTCGAGCGGGTAACGGTAGGGCGAGTTTGCCCCTTCGTGAGGTGCTCCTCCGCCTCCGACCATTCGAGGATTTCCAAGCCAGCCGAGAGCATACGCAGCGTGCCACGCTCCCACTTGGCTGCAATGATTTTCTCCTCCTCGGTATCGCCGTCAAACTTGGGCGTGCCATAGATGAAATCGCCATCAACGCGGATGTTCTCGATGATACCAATAGGCATATCGCCACGCGACCCGCGTCTGTGCATATACAAGAGAATTGGATTTTTGCGGTACTGCTCCAAATCGACACCCTCGGTCAGTACCCTTGTGCCGTAACAGTTTAGACGGCTTGATGTGATAACTGCTTCCTTTGACATTCGTGTTTCAAAATTTGGCTTCGGGGTCGCCCTTTTCACAGGCGAGCCCCTCTGCCGCTTGTTGTCGCAAAACAAGGTTTGTAGCGGGGGACGGACTCGAACCGCCGACCTTGGGGGAATGAACCCCACGAGCTGCCAACTGCTCCACCCCGCGATGTGCGTTGTTTTCGATGCAAAAGTCGTGAGTTTGTAACACCATAGCAAACAGAGTGTAAAGACTTTACACTCTATTTTAATTATACGCGGGTAACGCCGATTTTTGCAGTGCAAAAACATCCCGAAAGGGCAAAACATCTTCTCTTATGAATGGCAAAGACATCAACAGATCGTAAAGAGTTTGCCGAGGCTCTTTATATGCAAAACACTCCGCAGAATGCTATTGCGGAAAAGGTCGGCGTATCGGCAAATACTATCAGCAAATGGGTAAAAGATGGCTGCTGGGCTGAAAAACGAGCGGCACAGGTATTAACCCGCAAGGAGGTCGTAAACAATGTGCTGCGTTCCATTAACCACCTTGCCGAGAAACTCGGAGAGGTGGAAGACTTATCGAAAGTGAGTGGCATTGCCGACCAGCTGGCAAAACTATCCTCCACGGTTCAGAAACTTGACAAAGAGGTCTCGGTGGTTGATTTTATCGACTGCTTTATGGCTTTTGGTCGCTGGCTCGACTATCAGGCAGAAACCGACCCCGACATTACGGCAGAGTTCCGCAAAAAGGTAAACGAGTACCAGAATAAGTACATCAACGAATTGTTTAGCAGCAAGTTCAAATTATGATAAAGTCGTCCACAAAAGATGCTATACGCCGATGGCAACAGCACTGTGAAAAGGTGCAGATGCACACCACGGTCAAAGCCCACGAAACGGAGGCACAGCGCAAGGCGCGTATTAAACGCCTGCTTGCCAATTA